GAATAAAGAAATAAGAATAAATAATAATAGCTTTAAAAAGCCGACAGTTGATGATATTAATTTATATTGTAGTGAAAGTAATAATAAAATTGATGCTGAAGCGTTTTACGACTTTTATGAAAGCAAAAATTGGATGATAGGTAAAAATAAAATGAAAGACTGGAAAGCTGCGGTCAGAACTTGGAAAAGACGTGATAAAAAGAAACCGAACACTATGAGTAAAATTGACAGTCAGTTAAATGAATACTTAAAAGGAAAAGAATATTTATGAAAACATTAAAACAAGAAGATATTGAAAAGCTAAAAGAAAAAGTTTACGATCTAGTTGCTAAAACATCTATTGAAATAGGTCACAAAACAGATGGTAAAACAATGGCTAGTCTTAGTACAATCTTTGCAGAAGACTTAATTAAAGAAAAAAGATTTGGCAATTTAACTTTTAACCAAGTACAAGATGCATTCAGACAGGGTGTGCGTTTTGGTAAAGACGAACCGTTTCTTAATATTCGCACCTTTTACAAATGGGTGTATGCACACAAAAAAACTATTGACAACGCTTATTATGAAGTTAAGACTTTAGGTAAAGACCCAAAGAGAGTATTGTTTTATCAAGAAATGCCAAAACTTTTAAAATGATAGGCTGGGTATTAATAACGGCTTTAATTATGTTTTTAATTAGAAAAATTAGAGAATGAAAATACTTGAATTATTTGCAGGAAGTAGAAGCTTTAGCAAAGTAGCTGAAGACTTAGATCACGAAACATTCAGTACAGACATAAAAAATTTTGACAATATAGATTATGTTACTAATATATTAGAGTTTGATTTTAAAAAAATACCTTTTAACCCTGATGTCATTTGGGCTTCACCACCTTGTACATATTTTAGCGTTGCTAGTATCGGCAAACACTGGAATAAAGACCACACACCAAAAACATTAGAAGCAATTGTGGGTTGTCAGATAATAAGAAAAACTTTAGAAATAATTGAGTTTTTTAAACCTGACTATTATTTTATTGAAAACCCAAGAGGTAAGTTAAGAAAGCTTGAATTTATGCAAAAAATACCAAGAACTACAGTTACTTATTGTCAATATGGTGACAATAGAATGAAGCCGACAGATATATGGTCTAATCATTTAAAAGACATATTTAACCCAAAAGGATGGAAGTCAAAACCAATTTGCAAAAGAGGTGACAGCTGTCACGTTGCAGCACCAAGAGGGTCACAAACAGGAACGCAGGGCTTAAAAGGTAATTATTTAAGAAGTCAATTGCCTTATGAATTATGTAAAGAAATATTATTATCACTATGAAAACAAAAGAAAAAGTAAAATATTGGTTGCAAAAACACCCTGAATTAAGAGATGATGACAACAGGCTTTGTGCTAATATATGGGCGAGAGAACTTATGAATCAATTAGGCGTTGGTGTGAATTTAGCGACAGCTATTAATTTTTTAGAAATGTATGCTAAAGGTAAACTTACGCCAGCACCTAGTATAAAAAGAGCTAGAGCAAAATTACAAGAAGAAGAACCAGCTTACAGAGGTGAAAAATATTATATGCGAAAAGGAACTTATCAAAAAGAATGGCGTAAAAAGTTAGGGTATGAAAACACTTAGCAAACTAAAAAAAGAACTTGACAAATGGTTCAGTCTTTATATTAGGATAAGCAATTCTGACGAAAATGGTATTGCAGAATGTTTTACTTGTCATAAGAAAGACTTATATAAGAACCTTCAGAATGGTCACTTTCAATCACGCAAATTCTTAGCAACTCGGTTTGATCTTAAAAATTGTCAAGTGCAATGTGCAGGTTGCAACGTTTTTAGATATGGGGAGCAGTACCGTTTCGCTGTTAATTTAGACGCAAAGTATGGTGAAGGTACAGCTGAAAAGCTAGAAATTCAAGCAAGACAATCAGTCAAGATTACTAGAGCTGAATACATAGACTTTATAAGTTACTACAAATTCATTGTTAAAAACTTACTAAAAGACAAGACAATTTTATAGTTTTTTTTTCTATTATTGGATATGCAAAACATAGTATATTCAAGTGCTGAACACAAATCAACAGTTGATGTTTATATAACTATGTGTAAACAGTTTGTTCAAGAAGTAAGCACAAAATCAAGATATCATTCTTATTTAGACGTACTCGCAACAATTATCGACTATCATAACGGTTACGGTGAAGGTTTGCGAGAAAACAATTTTTACGATTGGATAATGATATTACCTATTAACACCGCAGTTATGACAAACGGGTACTTTGCAGCACTTGAAACTAAAAGAAACACGGCTGTTTTAAGGGCTTATCGTGTAGTTTTGGAACAAATGTTGCAAGAAACCGTAAGCAAACTTGATCTATTAGAACCGACTAATGAATAAAATATATATAGAAATAGCAGACCTAACGTCAGAGTTTCGCAAAATGGCTTTCGGTTTGACAACTAATGAAGATCGTATCAACGAAGCTGTACAGGAGTTGATGTTGTATTTTCTTAGTATGAACCCTCAAATACTTTCTGAAATTTATAACAAAGATGGGATAGAAGGGATTAAGAAATACGGCGCTGTAGTTTTGAAGCGTTCTTTAACAAGTAAGTATTCAAGATTTTATTATAAATATGACAAATATTACACACATATTGACAGTCTTAATTACGTTTCTGACGTTACTAATGGCAAGTTTGGCGTATACGATAACTCTCCTTATTATAAAAGTATATCAAATATTGCTGAAGACACTACTCAATCTAATTGGGGAAAACTAGAAGACATTGACCGTGAGCTTGATTCTCTTTACTGGTATGACAGGGAATTATTCAAGCTCTATTACTACAAAGACGATGGTAAAAACACACTTGATAGCATAGCAGCTAAGACTAAGATCAGTCGTAACAGTATTTTTAACACTATAGACAAAGTTAGAAAAATATTAAAAAAGAATCTAAATGAATAAGTTTTTTGTTTCTAATGACATATATAAAGATAGAATATCTATCTGTAAAGATTGTGTGTTTTATTTTAAGCCTACGGGAACGTGTAAAGACTGCGGATGTTTTATGAAAATCAAGGCACGTCTTGCGCCTATGGAATGCAGTCAAAAAAAGTGGCAAAAAACAACTGAAATTGAAACACCTGAAGACTTACCGCCTGAGATTATAGAAGAAGTTATTGACATTTGGCAATATATAAAAACAGGAAAAGCACACAATCAAAAAGTTAAAAGACGAATGATTGAAATATATAATACAATTTTTATGACTAAATATAGTGTCACTACAAGTTGTGGTTCTTGTTTGCAATCTTGCTATCAAGGAATAAAAAAACTTTATAAAAAATATACACAATGAGCTATTTAACACATTTAAAAAGAAATAAAATGCACTATTCTAGCAGATGGATAGTTAAGTACGACAGTAATGATTTAGTAAGAGAAGTAAAGCTTATTTATAGTCCTGAAGAGTACAGAAAGTCTTCAAGATCAAGAAAACTAAATACCCAAGACGGTTTAATTAAAATATTAGAAAATGACAAAGAAAGAAGAAGATTACAAACTACAAACTGAGCCGCACTATTATATCGGTTCTATGTATGGCTATTCAGCAAGGCGTATTGTTGAGGATTTTGAATTGAATGCGTGGACTGCTCAAGCTGTTCAGTATATATTAAGATCAGGCAAAAAAGCAGGCAGCCCACCTGAACAAGACATAAGAAAAGCTATTAATGTTTTGCATTTTGAATTAGACAGAATACATAACGAAAGCAAAACAATAACGGGCGGTCTTGCAAAATGACCTTGTATAAGTGCGAATGCGGTAAACAAGAAAAAGAAGTGGTTAAAGCTAAAATAGTATACAGAGATAACAACTGGGTTGCTAATGTTATGTGTGATTGTAACAAGCCTATGACAAGCGAACCAGTAGACGGTATGCCAACTTTAATTAGAACTGAAGACACTTTGAATAAAAACGATAAGTTATGGTCTAAAGCAAAAGAAAGACTTTCAGGTGAACAATCTTACAAAAGTTTAAAAGATAAATAAAATGAAAACAAAACCTAGAATACCAAAAGACCCAAAGGCACTAGCTAAAAAAGT